CACATATACATGAACAATCGTAAAATATCCGTCGAGAAGCTCAATAAAATCTTCCAACCGTATCGTCAAGAAATCCTCGATAAGTCTGCTGAACTTACATGTGATGACAAAGATGGCGTGAGCTTTGAGCTACTCACCCATCAGAAAGCTGTCCGCGACTATTTGAATTTGATGACGCCATACAGAGGTCTGTTACTGTTGCACGCGCTCGGTTCCGGAAAAACGTGCACGTCGATTGCGATTGCAGAGGGGATGAAATCGGAGAAGCGGGTATTCGTAATGACACCTGCATCGCTGAGTAAGAATTTTTTCAGTCAGCTCAAGGATTGTGGAGACCACCTATATCGTAAGAATCAGTTCTGGGAATTCGTGACGACTGATGGGCAGCCTCAATTCGAGAAATTACTCTCGAATGCGCTTTCGCTATCTATGACATATATACAGAAACATAAGGGCGCATGGTTGGTCGATGTCAAGAAGCCCGCGAATTTCACTGATTTGAGCACTCCCGAACAGAACGCTATAGATGAACAGCTCGACGAGATGATTAAAAACAAATACAAGGAGATTCACTATAATGCTCCCAATATGAAGAAGATATTTGATGAACTCAGTGAACAGTCTACCATAAATCCATTTGATAACTCGGTGGTTCTCATTGACGAGGCGCATAATTTCGTAAGTAGAATCGTGAATCAGGTCAAGAAAACCAAGACAATTTCGTATATACTATATAAATACCTCATGGAGGCAACCAATGTCAAGATTGTTATGATGACCGGAACGCCAATTATCAATTACCCAAATGAAATCGGTATCTTGTTTAATATCCTACGTGGTGCTATAAAGACTTGGACGTTTCAGTTGAATGTCAAGGAAGCCGTTACCACAGAATCGTTTCTTCGTATGTTCGATGCCGAAAATTTTAACACATATGATTATGTTGCCTATAATAATGGCACACTGACGATAACCCGTAATCCATATGGATTTGTCAATGTGAAGAAAAATGGTTTCGCCAAAGTGTCTGATGCATATGCGGGCGTAAAGTTGGATGAATCTGGTAATATTATTAACGACGTCGAATTCCTCAAGGCGATAAGGCAAATTCTAAAAAATGCTAAGATTGAAATCATAGAAACTGGTAAGCCCAATCCGGAAATGAACAAAGCGCTACCCGATGATGCTGATACTTTTTTGAATATGTTCGTAGATGCCGATGATGAACTCATTAAGAATGAACAGTTGTTTAAGAGGCGCGTATTAGGATTGACATCGCATTTTCCTAGCACACAAGATAGCTTATTGCCTACGCTATTAAAATGGACGGATGAGACTGGGGTTGAGCGTGATTATGAAGAAGTTAGAGTCGAGATGAGCGACTACCAATTCACTGTATATGAGAAAATACGTGAAATTGAGCGTAATAAAGAATCCTCTCGCAAGAAGAATGAGAAGATGGGTAAGAATAAAAATGATGATTTGTTCAAGACTACATCCTCTTATAGGATTCGTTCGCGCGCTTGCTGTAACTTTGCATTCCCGGACCCACCTGGTCGCCCATTACCTTCAGCTAGGAAGCATGAGGAAGAGGAAAAAGAAGAAAGCGAAGAAGATAAAGAGAAAGAGGACGAGGACAAGGCCAAGGATGCAGAGGAAATAGAGGAGGCGGAGGGTGCGTTCGAGCCAAATACCGTCGAATACAACGAGCGCATTCAAATTGCACTACAATATCTCGCCGATCGACCCGATGAATTTCTCATACCAAGCAAATTAAAGGATTTCAGTCCGAAGTTCACGGAAATCATGAAGAATCTCATGGACGAAGACAACGTCGGATTGCACCTAGTATACAGTCAGTTCCGAACTGTCGAAGGAATTGGACTACTGAAAGTCATACTCGAGGCCAACGGCTACGCACAGTTCAAAATACAAAAGAAGTCGCATAGTGATTGGGTAATCGACCAAAAGGACGAAGACAAACTCAAACCGAAATTCATGTTGTATACTGGAACGGAGACCGAGGAAGAAAAGGATATCCTATTGAAAATATACAATAGTCAATGGGAATACGTGCCTTCATCGATAACCAAAGAATTCGAGGGTATTGCAGAGAACAATCACATGGGTGAGATTATAAAGATCATCATGATTACATCGTCCGGCGCGGAGGGCATCAACCTAAAAAATACGCGATTCGTTCATATTGTCGAACCGTATTGGCATATGGTCCGTGTCGACCAAGTCATCGGTAGGGCCCGGCGCATCTGCAGTCACTCGAAGTTACCTGAGGAACTGAGAACCGTGAAAGTCTTCTTATATTTGGCCACATTCAACCTAGAAAAACTAAAGAAGATTGGTAACAAGACGATTCTAGAGAAGGACGTCAGTAAGATTAATGGCAGACCACTCAGCACAGACGAGTCGTTGTTTGAGACCGCTGGTATTAAAAATCGCATTAATCAGCAGCTTCTAAAATCCGTGAAAGAAAGTGCGTTCGATTGTGCAGTCTATTCAGGTATCAACAAAGATAAACTGGTATGCTATAATTATGGAAAAATACAGTCGAATGATTTCGGCTCGCACCCATCGATTGAGGAGGACCAGCATATGAAGGATGAATTGGAAACTAAGAAAGTCAATATTAAAGTTGCGAAACTCACGGATGCAGGCGTCGACTATGCCTATGATAAGACAAAGAATGAGATTTACACGATGGACAATTATCAACAAGCGAAGACCATTAATGCCACATTAGTGCCAATAGGTCGTGTGATAAAAGTTAAAAATAAAAACACGATACAATGGTTTAGTGGAAGTGGCCCCAAATTATAATCAACGCGAATAACGCCAATGACGTAACCAAACATTGTATGTATAATCGCCTATAAATACTAAAATCTACCTTTCGAATATGTTCATTGCATATTATACACTTGTTATTCCATTTCTCTATACACTGTATATGAACGACATAATTACATCCACATTCAATAGTAGACTGTTCATTACTTGGGACATTATCCAAACAGATAATACATTCATTCATCACTACAAAACAATATATAATATATTCTATGTTGTTTTATTTTATTGCAAAAATTGATTGAGGTTGATAACACATATACAAAGTGCAAATCGCTGCATGAATCAAGTCCATCGCTTTACGTTATCGAATATCGCATTTGATTGCTTGCCTCCAGAACAGTTGGCTAAAATATTCAATGATGGCAGAGTGTTCTCCCATTTGATTGAACCCTGGCTGGCACAGAAGTTTTCGATTACCCATGTGACTGGCTGTAAAGAGTTCGATTTCGTCGATAATGACGACCCAAACATCAAATACGACCAGAAGACGTTTACTGCTCGCGGTTGCAAATATTATCCGTCGAGCATGATTGGAACGGGTCGCAAGTTTGACCGAACATTGTTCGAAGAGAAAGCGAATAAACTGATATACATATTGGTCAGTAATATTAACTTTCCTGAAATTCGTGTGAAGTTCATTAGTGGAGCCGATTTACTCGCACAATATCCAAAGGGCGAGATTCCCTATGCGCATTATGGTAAATTTTTCGAGGATGAAACCTTCGTTCATGAAAAGAAAATCAGCAACAAAAAAAATAATGATGCTGGTTCAACACTCGTCAATGATTCGATTTAAAACCTCATTTGCTTCTGACTTTGATAAACTCCGTGGGCCGACTGTATTATCCGGAAATTTATGTGAATTTACGCGATTAATAATTTTTTCCACTGTGTCTTTGTGTTTGTCCAATCGTATGAAATAATAACACTGCACATTGAACTCTTTACTACCCGCCTTATAACAAACGCCCGCTCGTCCTCCCGCTCTCGTAAATGCTATATCGAACGGTTCGTTTATTTTTACGTATGAAAATCCTCTCTCTTTGGCAGGCTCAGGTAATACCCGGTTCATCGCACGCTTCTCCCAGATTTGAAAGACACATGGCACGTCGTATTCGTCGCCATTCACTTGGAATGCATTTCGTTCTAGTTCGACGCTCGATATGGGGTGAAAGTCTAGCGGAAATGCTCTGGACATACTCGGTTTCACGAAGGACCGGGGAAGAATAAATGCAATGATGTCGGCGTATTTCGCGGCATGTTTGATGAACGCCTTTGCAAGTGACCCCTGGCGACCAAATGGTGGATTACCGAAGAATATCTTTTTACATGTTTGGTCACTTGGCGGTGTCCACTCCAAGAAATCGCCTTGCTGTATTCCAGCCATTTTTGGTTCTATATCGATTCCTATTTTACTGGAGGTAGCGGGCGCCTGGTTCAGAAATGCGCCATTACCTGCGGATGGTTCGACCCATAGATATGCACTTGACTCTGGATATAGTTCGAGTATCTTCGAAACACACTTGCTAGCCACTGACGACTTCGTATAATATTGGTCCTTGGTATTAATTCGGAATTTGCCGGTATCTTGTTCCGACATTTTTATGAGTGTTCTATAATACTCATAAAAAATAGTTATTAAATCAATTTTTTAGTAATAAAATTGGTCTAGATATGGGTCGTCGTTATCTAATTCCTCACCGCTCGGGCCAAGGGCTATTCCACGGTCAAATGGCGGACCGTTCTCTGCCCTCTCTGCCCCATATCTAACCAATTTAGATGGTCTGCATTCTACCGGATTTTCGTCTCTGTTTATCACGTATCGGCCGGCATGTTTCTGGTTTGTGAGGTCCTGGTTTAATGCTTCGCGTAATTTACCAAATACATAATCAATCATACGGTTGTCATCAACTTGTCTCCATACATACGTTCTCATAGTAATCTGCAGAGGTAATCTAGGCACGTTGCAAAGCTCATCACTAAACACTAGTTCGAATGTGAAATCCTTTGTTGGTAATACACCTATATAACTCAGTATTTCTTCTGCTAGTGGTTCGGCGCCACAGTTCCTACACCAGTCCAACATTAGGAAAACCGTCGACTGGTCGCTGTTCGGTTCAGGTAGAACCCCGCTATTTTTTATTCGGTTCATACACAATTTCGTAGTCGTTCTCAGTTCGTTTCCGACTACGTCTTCCAATACTACCATGCTCGAGCCAAATGATTCTATATTATATGCAAGCCGAATCGTCTTAAATATATGTGTTGATTTCATTATTGGTTGGTTTATTTTATAAAATAATTCGCTTGTTAATGGTTCAATTTTGTAATCTACAATATCCGATTAATGGGTCGACATAACTAGTGAACACAGTGCGCATAGACGTTGCCATAATATAGACACAATTGTCTTTTGACGACTTATACATATGATACATGATACGACGATTTGAGTCATAATCCACCATATATGACGTATTTGGTGGCTGTGTTTTAATTTCTTCACGTAATATCTGCAAGTTTTCCTGGTCTATGTCTGGCATATCGACCGCGTCATTTGCTGCAATAAATGCTTCGATGATACTAATTTGGTTCTCTGATAAGCTGGACATTCGTTTGTTGCATATTTATTATTATGTTTCCGTTCCTTCAATTTTGTTCATTATTATGTAAGCCAGGAATATTCCAAAGAAATTCTTTGCAAACAGGTCCAATATATTATAGCATGTATTTTTTATGTTATATGGGAACAGCGCTGCCACACCATACAAGGACCAAAAGAAAAAGAAATATAAGAATGTGTTTATACCATTATTACTAAATTTAGCATACTTGTTATAAATCATATAATAATATGTTAAGAATGGAATGAATCCTAGGAACGCACCCGTTGTGGTCGGCAGGAGTTTAATTTCACTTAGATACCCGAAAAATAACATTGCCCAATTGAGTGTTAGAATATTGCTGAGCGGAAGTATGTTTTTCTTAAGTAAATCGAAAAATTCGAGTTCGTGCGATTTATTCATTTCCTCGTATTTTAAAAATATCATATAGAAAATCAATGTAATCAACATGGTCGGAGTCGTTATAACCCAATCCGCGTATCTTTTTGGAGTTATATTTGAAATTGCCTTGAAGTTCCATAGCCAGTATGCATAGAACGAACCCTCTACCATCTGGACGATTAATTCTAAAGCCAAAAGTTGCTTCAGTAAAAAAATACGCGAAGGAACCTTCATAAAAAGAATTATAATATCTACAAGTCCTGCCAATGTTTGTATTATTACGGATAGAATCAGTGAGTTATGAACATTAATGCCCATCTATATATTTGTACTAGTTTTGTTTTTAGTTTTATCTTTATTATTACATTGGGAAGGTCGCGACTGCATCCTGGTCGTCTCTCTCCTGCTTATCATATTCTTTCGACCCATACATTCCATAATAATATTCATACACCCTATCATAATCGACCTCCTCCTCAATATCATTGTGTTGATTTATAATAAGCGGGTTTCCGCAATTCTCCGGTCCCTTTACCGTTGGACACCTGCGTAGCATATTCGAGCGCTGGATTATACTCTGTCCCTCGACATTTGCGATGTAGCGCCCCCTAAGACGTTCCTGTAGCATCTTATCTAAGCTTAGTGTCTGATTCAAGGTGTTGTTTAGCTGTCTAAGAAGACTGCATCCGAAGCTATACTCACAACTATGAGTTCTGCAATAGAATGCATTATCAATCACCGGTCCCGACTTGAGTCTCCAGAAACGCACGCGTAGCTTTGCATGGGGCTTCGGCTCCCGCGAGTTTTGAATTGGATAAAACCCATCGCGCACTACATACTCGAACGTGAATTCGGCCTCTGCCTTTACCCCATCGTAACTCTCAAAATCCTCCTTAATTTTCTCATACATCGTATCCGGAGTTCCATCGTAATGTCTCATTGCCTTTGTCATTTCATCCGAGTTACTAGGAATAAGTGTGAAGTTGGTATACTCGGGTTCGCTCGGGTAGGCCCAGACGGGCTTTTTGATGGAAGCTGAGGGCACGTAAGAGAGCGTAAGAGTGACGAGCATCGTATTGATTTGACTGTTTTGTGTTGGTGCCATTTATTATGTGCACAAATTCCATTTCAATTTTATGCTATACAAACACAAATAAACCGTTGAATAATTAAAAAATATACATACGATTTATTTTTATTTTAGTTCAAGTTTCTCAATCCACTCCTCATCCACTGCATAATATGCACTGAGCGTTTCAATATACGTTGTGCAAATATACACGGTGTTGTCGGCTGACTTATATAAATTATACATAGTAAATCCATTGGCGTTGTGTCCTGCAACATAATATGTGTGTGGTGGCTGGTCTTTTATTTCAGCATACCTTTTTTTTGTATTTTCTACGTCGCGTATAGACAAGCATGGTGATTGGCATGGTTCGTGGTTTGCGATGAACGTCTCGATGTTTTCAATTTGGGTGGCAGTAAGTGGTCTCATTTTATCTTTGTTATTATGATTGTTTTAATATCTTTTATTCAATTTTATCATAAAATTGAATTGTTTTGTAACAAAAATAACAAGTAACAAAAACGAAAGAACAAAGAATGGAAGACCGCGCATATGAGTGTGTAATTGTCCATACCAAAAAGTATAAGATTGACGAGTCGCACGCGTTGAAACATAGCATTGAGGTCGCGAGATTCGCTGCTAGTATATATGCGAGTGAAGTAGGCAAGAACCCACATCTTGCAGCACAAAAGAATATCATCATTGCCTCCGCGATTCTGCACGACATGTGTGACCGAAAATACGTGCCAAATGAACTCAACGCGATTTGTGACATTTGCGATTTCATGAAAGGGTTCTTGACGGAGGATGAATTGAACATCGTTGTATCCATTATTACAACGATGTCTTACTCGAAAGTGAAACAGAAGGGGTATCCAGACTTGGACGAACATCAGTTAGCGTATCATATTGTGAGGGAGGCGGATTTGCTCGCCGCATATGACATTGACCGGTGTGTTATGTATGGTATGCTCGTTGAGAATTTATCGTTTACGGAATCGAGTGAAAGGGCAAAGGTGCTGTTCAATGCGCGGGTTATGAAATATCGCGATGATGGGCTATTTATTACAAATTGGTCGAAAGCGAAGTCGCTGGAATTACACAATCGTAATCTTTGAATCATAGTCAGTTTATTAACGTTTATATTTTTTTGCTTGGTGATCTCAGTCAATCAACAATCGGCTATTACATGTGAATTTTTTCTAAAATCTCTTCCATTGTTAATTCCTCGAGTGGGTCTAAAGGTGGATGAGGCACATTTTTGACAGGCAGAACAAAACGATGAGGTCTGTAAAGTTTTACTGTAAGTGGATTATAAATCCACCATTCTGTGGGATATTCCTTCTCATTTCTTTGCCAACCAAATTCACATAAAGCACCATCTATCCAACTATAACCATCCCAATCGTAATGAACAAAATAATCGTTCTCTATCATGTCGTTCATTTTATCCATTACACTTTCTGGCATATCTAAGCGATTAGCACCATAACATCTATAAGAAACTACATCAATTTCAGAATCCGGATATTTATCACGTAAATATTTCTTAATATCTACCCCGAATGTGTAATCATCTATATCAATTACAGGTTCTTCGGACACCATCCTAATTTGAATTGCATTATAGTATCGTTCGATTGAGAAAACTTTAGTTTTGTCTTCGCAATTAACGAATGTTGTGTGCTCTCTAACAATATTCAGTTTGTCACACTTTTCCAACCGAGGGTTATCATGTTCCAAGATATAATAATACATTAGTATCGAACGAACAATTATTTTAAGTTGGTTTGCAGCAAAATTTATTATGCGATTTTTATCATACATTCCAATATTCGTCTTTAAGTAGGAAAATCAATAAGTCTTAAAAGTCTTGGGAAGGGAATCATTATTAATAGGTTGTTTTGAAAATTGGACATTTATAAAATGTCCAAAAATAAATATGCAGCCGCCAAATTTCTCGAAAATCGCGTTGTGAGCATGATGCTTTGATTTTCATTTTTTCTTGAAAAGTTTGACAGCATAATATTTTTACGTATTTTTCTCGGCATTTTTCCCCGTTCTATATATATAGACTATTTAGAATGAAAAAAAATGCGGAAAATGCCGAAGAGTTTTTTTGTAAAGAATGTGACTTTAGATGCTGTAAAATGTCGAATTGGACGACTCACAAATTGACACGAAAACACCAAAATAGAACAAATTTGAACGAAAAAATGCCAAAAAATGCCACAGCAAGCTTTTCATGTAAAAAATGTAACAAAGCATATAAAGCTCGTAATAGCTTATGGTATCATGAAAGTAAGTGTAATGTAACAGACGTTGACCGTTTATTGACTGACAATCAGCGCTTGTTGAGTGACAACGTTGAACTTAGGAACTTCATAATCGAGCAATCGAAGCTTACCGCTGAGTTGGTAAACAAAGCTCTGGATTCCAGTAAAAATAATAATAATAATATTGTAAATAGTAACAACAACACTATTAATAACAACAAATTCAATATTAACCTTTTTTTGAACGAGCAATGTAAGGATGCCTTCAACTTCACTGAGTTCGTAAAGAATATCGAGATTTCCTACCAAGACCTGGAGAACAATGCACAGCTCGGTTTTGTGCAAGGAATTTCCAAGATATTTATGGATAATCTGAAACAACTCGGCATTAATGAGCGACCAATTCATTGCACCGACGTTAAACGGGAAACCATGTATATCAAAGATGAAGATAAATGGACGAAAGAGGTCGATGATTCCAAGCTACAAAAGGCGATTCAAACTGTTTCCTATAAAAGTATGGGTAAACTCATGGAATGGAAACAGGAGAACCCAGACTATCAGGATGCCGATTCTGAGTTCTCTAAGCGATGTCTGGACATACAACGACAGTCGCTCGCTGGAAGTGAACGTGATGTTTACTATCCGAAAGTCATCCATGTTCTCGCAAAAGAAACCATGGTGGACAAGTAGTTTCATTTGCGCCGGATTATTTCCATTTTAGTTTAGAAATATGTATTAGTTCTTCTGGTGTTACACCCTTTGCTTGATTTTTTTGTAGTTTTTTCTTATGCCATTTAACAAATGCGTCTACAAATATTTTGTGTGTAGGGAAAACGTCGAATACGTCGCTTCTTACTTTTTCCCATAAAGATACAACACGTTTTGAATCTTGAAATTGTTGAAAGGTTCGTATCAACCCTATTGCTTCATCACGTATTTCTTCTGTATCTTCTAAATAAATTGCTTCATAAAATTCATTCACCTCTTCTTTCATCCATTCATATTGAAATAATTTGTTACCGTTCACTGCATATGTTTTTTTTTCAGCGGTCATGGTCCTATAATTTTTAATAGACACCCAATCTGGTATTGTAATTTCCATAATATATAATAATGTATATTATTATATTTTTGCAATCATAATTCAAATGACCTAAGCTGAGAAAAAGTTTAGAAAATTGATTTAAACAAAAAACACATAAAACTTAAGTAAACGAGGTTACAATGTCTGAAGCAAAGAAGTTAGAGAAGGCAGCTGCGAAGGCAACTGAAACGGCGGCAAAGGATGCTGAAAAGGCGGCAAAGGATGCTGCGAAGGCAGTCAAGGATGCTGCGAAGGCATCTGAAAAGGCAGCTGAAAAGGCGGCCAAGGATGCCGAAAAGGCAGCAAAGGATGCTGCGAAGGCAGCCGAGGATGCTGAAAATGCAATTAAAAAGGCCGAAGCTGATTTGGCAACTGAACAGTTTATGGCGTTCATTTCAAAGATTGAAAACCCAAATATTGTTCTGCTTCGACAAAAGGATGTCGTCCAGTGGTTGTTTGGGGACCTGTCGTTCCTCCCAGAAATCGAAAAGAAGAACAAGACATCAGATGAGGTAAAATACAAGGCACTCGAAGATAATTGGGGTCAGGCAATTATGAAGATTCGTCGCACGGATTTAAAGTTAGATAAGCAATGGACAAACAAGTTCGGAGAGCATATATGCGAAGAAATTTATACCCTTCACGGCAAGGTTGTGACGAAGCCCGTAAAAAAGAAACGTTATCAGCCAGATTCGGAGGTGGATGATGCTATTCTAGAAGCAAAGGCTCAAACATTTTACACTAGCGGAACTGCAGGAGAAAAAATATTGGGTGTGCCTGTAAAATATGCTGAAATTCCAAAATTATGTGGTAAACCAGTAAAGATTCTGTGTATGGGTGGAGCGGAGAAGGTGTGTAGGGAAAATTACGGTATTCTGCCCGGAGCAATGTGTAGCCCAGAAAAACAGGAGTTTCTCGAGTTCTTTCGTAGTCGTAGATTTGAATATATTGGAGCATCCGACTTGCTTAGGTCTCTTAGTAGTTCATTATAATAACTTCGTTCGTCTTCGCCTCTGGATTCTTGGAGTTTATCGACCGTTTGCATGAAACCACATTCGTTGTATATTGTTCTGCAGGGAAGTTTTGACGGACTAGGGCGACATCGGCGTTACTCATCATCATTTTTTTCAATCCTCGACACATACCGAACAACCGGTTGTGTTGGTCAAGTGGAAACCCCTTATCCGTATAGCCTACGAACGATTTAGCATTTTCTGGCGCATACGGTGGGTCTAAATATACAAAATCGCCATCGCCAATTTTGCCGGCTTCCATGGAAACTGTGAAGTCGGCGCATTCAAATACGACGTCGCGAATGAGCTCGTGCATTTCATCCAGATGCGCACGGTTGATTATTTCTGGATTGGCATAGTGGCCATACGGGACATTGAACCCGTTCGGTCCCAGACGGAAGACTCCACGGAAGCAGGTCTTGTTTAAGAATATGAATAGGGCGGAACCTTCGACGGTTGTCTTTTCGGCGGGTGATAGGCGATTGTATCGCGCCCTCATCCAATAATAGTAGTTTTCTTTGGATAGTTTAGCATCTTCAATGGATATGGGTGCGCGATTCACGTCATTTCCGGAACACGCGCCGAACTCATCGATGAACCCACGGATGATTCTGTATAGTTCGTTATGGTTGGATTGGATATTCTTATAGACATAGATGAGTGGCTCGTTTACGTCATATGCATATATACGCCCGGTTACTTTTATTTCGATTTTGCCCGACTTGATACGGTCGAGTAGTTCGAGTAAGACGCTACCGCCACCGAGAAATATCTCGTGGTAATTTTCGATGACGGGCGGAAAGGCGTCGATTAATTTGTCGACTATTTGCGTTTTGCCGCCGACCCATTTAATAATTGGCTTCATGGTTGTTTGTATATTATTAGTATTAGGATATTTTAAATTCAATTTTATACCAATAAAATTAAATTTTCGTAAGTATATCTATTTTCTATTTGTTTTTGATTTGGTTTTGGTTTTGGTTTTGGTTTTATTTAAACGGTGCTTCTGTCTATTTTTTCGAGTATGTTTATTTTTACGTTTGTGTGTATTATTATTTACGCCGCCTTGTACTGCTCGTCGTTTAGTATCACCAACATTTTTTTCTGGATAACGTTCAGGATAACGTTCAGGATAACGTTCAGGATAAAAATTACCAACGCCCATCCCAAAGCCCCTCCTCTTTTTAGTTGTATTAGCAGGACCTCTTTTACCATTATTTATTTTACCAATTGTAAACAGTGGTTCTTTCTCAGAGACATCCATATAGTTATTTCCTTGATGAGGAGGAAAAGCTTGAGCAGGAGGAGGAAAAGCTTGAGCAGGAGGAGGAAAAGCTTGAGCAGGAGGAGGAAAAGCTTGAGCAGGAGGAGGAAAAGCTTGAGCAGGAGGAGGAAAAGCTTGAGCAGAAGGAAAAGCAGTAGGAAAAGCAGGAAGAGGAGCAGGAAGAGGAGCAGGAAGAGGAGCAGGAAGAGGAGCAGGAAGAGGAGCAGGAAGAGGAGCTTTAGCAGAAGGAAAAGCAGTAGGAAAAGCAGTAGGAGGAGCAGGAGGAAGAGCAGGAGGAAGAGCAGAAGAATCTTCTAACCAATCCATAACACTACCTCTAACTGCAACTGGTATTCGATTACGTGTTCGTGATTGGGGTGGGGGTGGGGCTGCTGCTGTTTTAAATGCATTAAATACTTCTATAAATTTATCCAAATTATCATTGATATTGTTAAGATTCATCCCCTGTAAATTCACCCCACTTTCATAAATATTAAGTTTAGCATATCGTTCGTCGTTCGGTATTGGTGCTGGCACAAGTGGCATAGGCGGAGTTGGTCGCTCTGGTCGAGTAAATCCTAAAAAACTCGATACTGCTATTAAAGCAATTTCTTTATCTGAACCAGGCATAACTATAGGTTGTATATTTGACTCTGGCATATAAAGACCAATCTGGGTTACACCACGAGGGTCATTATTATTATGCACAGGAGGGTCATAATTTTCAATAAGTGCTATAACCATTCCTATTATATGTTTTTCAACAGGTGACATTTTGTCAGGTTCAATACAAGACCCTAAAACATCTTCGACAAATCTAAATAGAATATTAACAATCGTCTTTTTTTTTTCTAAATAAGTTGGGTCAGGCTCTATGCTGTTTATAATGTCACGTAGCATAACTGAACGAACATTACCAGCATACTGACTAATTGTAATGTCTTCAGCTGGACTATCTAGATACTCACTCGCAAAAAAACTATATAATCGACTAGTCATCAAAATGAACAGTTGCATGACATTGCCATATTCAGTGGATCTGGGAAACACAACGCCACCCTTCATTTTACCTCTTGTTTTTACTTTACCACCACCATAACCAGAAGAACCTGCTCCAGGAATACCCGCTGCAGCTGCAGGAAGACCAGCGGGAGGAACAGACAGATTGTTTAATAGTGATAATGCTTCAACACATATACGTATATATTCTGTATTTTCCTTAAATATATTTCGCACGGGTTCGCTTGGTGGTGTGTAATTAATCAGACGAAGACAACATCTAATACAATGAATGTTTTTATTTGTAATATCTACTGGAAGAGCAGGTTGGCGGAAAACAGGATTACCAACCAACATAGCATCAACATCATGTTCGAGCGCATAATTCAAATATGCATCGGCGTATGCATCCGCATCGGCAATAGCCCGCGTCCAATCTAGAGGAGGTGCGTGTAAAATTTTCAAACAACCCAAGATATGATTAAGTATTTCTTCGAGCGATTCACGCATTACTTTTAAATGCTCAAACATAACCGTTTTAGGTTTGACTCTACGGCCAATTCTTAGTTCATAATTTTGTACAATGTCAATAAAACCGTTTGCTGAAGATTTCCAAGCAAACGAATAGCCAGCAAATGTCATCTTCGGGGAGCGTGAATCGGGTGCTTCGTCTGGTAATTTACCTCCGCCGAATAATGTTTTAACATCCTCATTATCCTCATCATATTGCTTTAAATATTCCAATAATTCTCTATTATATTCTTCTATAACTCGAGCTTCATCACTCATGGTTCGTCTAATGTAAGCATCAGTTGTTTCGCCTTCGTTCATTGGCACTTGTGGCTGCATTGGCACACCCGCCGCTGAGCCCGTCAATTTATTTCTAACCTTAGTTAGTAATTCTACAACTATACTATCGGGCATTGCCTGCCCTGGAGCGATTGGCTGCGAACAGCGTTCCATTAATTTTTCGTATAACAGTTTATCTGTTTTAAATAACAACTTAATAACTTTATTAATGGTAGGGTCGGCCTCTGTTCGATAACTATCAGTTACAGTTAAAACAAAGTGGTCACTAAAACTTCTAAGTTTTTCACACATTGCTTGTCTCTCTCTGAACCGGGTTTTTGCTAATGTCTCCAAGAACGTATAATCTCCTACAGCGCCTCCTTCATCATCAAATTTATATAAAGTTATACTTGTAGGTAAAGATAATATTGTTCGGTGTTTCAGGAATCTAGAATATAATGCGCATAAGCGATCGCCGGTACACATAATCAATAAGTAAAATAAAAATGCCATAAAGAATGATGAGTTACACTGTTCCCAATCGCCTGTGCGTTTTTCATCAATTAACACTTTTGCAGTATCCTCTCCTGTAAAACTCCTCATCATATTAAGCATTAGATCCCATAATTCGATTGAGTTATTCTGTGGTAATGTTGTAGGAGAATTGCCATATGTTATTTTTTTGTTGGGGTCTGGGGATGTATTATGTAAAAATAAATCATCAATGATTCCGGCAATATAGTTTATACTCGGACCTGTATTATGCGCATTGTCGAATGGTATTATAAATGGCTGATTCCAATCTATCGGTGGTAACGCTGGTAACAGTGGTAACGGCGGATTTAGTGCAGGTGGCTGTATAGGGGGTGCAGGGGGTGTAAGTTGCAATGCTAAGTTTAGGTTATACATATTATTTACATCGTAATCAGTAGGTCCTAATGCTAGTGGTGTAGATATTGGCACATTTGGCACATTTGGCATATTTTGTACATTTGCCGGTTGCCGTAGTTGTAAACTCATTTTTGCATATGCATTGGAGAAAAAATTGCTTGAAAATTCCCAGGTATATTTACCATCTACAATAGCATTATAAGGAAATCTATAAATAGTCCGCGCTAAATTATTAAGAGCTGATGCCGAGTCAGCAATTTTTTGTGGAGTTATACAATTAGTAGTAGTAGGTATGTCGCCGAATAATTTACATAATGTATTTGGATGCGCGTCGCATGTAATGACGGTTTGATTTATTTCAGCTATATTATATTGATTTGCAGGTGGCGGTTTGAAAAAATTAATTAAAAAATAACCTATCGATTGTTTTAAAAATTTTGTATAGTTACTTAATTCGCAGTTGTCTATTTTTATTTTCATAATTTTACATCCAGTTTTATATAATTTTTTATGCGCGTAATATGCATACATAACCGGGGTTACAAGAGGTAAACCCCTTGTCATTTCGCTAGCAACTGCTGATGCGGGGTCTGGCGAGTTTAGAATTGATTTTATGTATGCCTTTGCATATTGACTATTAAAACTCCTTCTACTCAATTCTTCCATATTCGCCGCCGCATTCGGATTCGGATTTAACAGTGTCGCAGGGTTTATTTGGGTTGGCAACGTAAAAATACTGTCAAGTTCTGCATTAAGTAATTGATTATCTGATGGCTGTGGCCATGTAGCTGCTTGACCAAGAGTTGCGTATCTTAGAAACATAGAACTGATTAAGAATTCTCTAAGTAAGTCCCTGCTTGTAATTGTAATTCTGGTATGTTCGTTTAATTGTGTATATAATGTCTTCTCAAAATATGCGGTTGCGTCGTCTTCGATATTCGATACCGTAGAAGAGGTGAGATTTGCATGATCATCAAATGATATTCCATTAAAAAAAAATGGTTGAATGTTAGGAAAATTTGGATTACTCGTTCCTAACGGTCCCCTTCCATCATGTATTGTATCAGATTTAGCTAGATTATCTGATGCACTCGGTGCACCCAGTTTAAATGCTGGATCTACATATTTGTATAACGCCACCGGCATAATATACTATATTATCCTATATTTATTTGAATTTTTATTACATAAGATTAATTATTACTTAATCCTTTTCAATCAGCACAAAACAATATAAACAGTAAGTCCATTAAATAAGATAATAATGAGCTCAGATAAAGTATTAGAAATTCAAAGTGTGCAGGTCTCGCCTATCCGTAATATGATTACCGCGCTAAAGGATGTGTTGACCGACGCGTCAATTACATTCACGAAGCAGGGTATGCGCATCATTAATTTCGATAAGACACATACGATTCTGGTAAATGTCTTATTGCACGCTGACCGGTTCGAGAAGTATCGTTGTGACCCCGACAAAATCATTGTGTGTGCGAATACCCTCCATCTCTTCAAGGTCATTTCCACTATGTCAAACGACGATACGCTTACGATTTATATCGATAAGTCCGATTATCATGATGGTATCGTTTCTCATCTGGGTCTTCAATATGATAATGGTGATATCAAGCAGCGCTATAATCAGAAGTTGCGCCTTATCGAGCCGGACACGGAGGAGTTCGTCGTCCCGGATGTCGAGTATTCCACGGTCATCAATATGCCAACCACCGATTTCCAGAAGATTATCCGCGACCTTACGGGTATTTCCGACCGCATTGTCATCCAGTCGGTTGGTAACGACTTGATTTTCTCGTGTGAAGGCGACTTTGCAAGTTCGCGCATTCTGAGGTCGGAATCGGGTGGATATATGGAGTTCATTAATAAGCCAGATGCGGCGGTCGTAGTCCAAGGCGAGTTTTCACTCAAGAGTCTGAGCCATTTCATTAAATGCACGCCGCTCTGTAGTCAGCTCGAGCTGTATCTTGGAAACGACCTACCGTTGATTGTTAAGTATGATGTAGCGAGTCTGGGCGAGATTCGAATGTGTTTGGCCGATTTGCCTTCGGCGTAGGGAACCTACGGTTCCCTTACAAACCCTCCCTTCTTCGGCGTAGGGAACCTACGGTTCTAGAAAACTTAGTTTTCAACTGCGCCGGAGGCGCAACCCTTACAAACCCTCCCTTGTATATGCGTTTTTCGCAATAACAAATCATTAAGATATGGAACAATATATATACAGATTGTAGGTATCAACAGAATCGTTTTTTATTATCGTTTTTTTACCTTATATGATAACAAAAAATAAATATAAGATACAATCAAGTGGGTGTTTATTTTTACATAAGTTTGTGTTCCTTTGCATACGCGATATATTCATTATGCATCACCAATTCGTCAGGCGTCAAATCCTCCGGCTCGAAATAACCATCGCGCCAACTCTCCAAATGCTCCTGCACCATTAGTTCGTATATCTCTTCATAGAATTCCTCCGTAAACATACAGTGGCCAGGCATTTGATATTCGCAATTATCGCCGAGCAAAACATTCACATATTCATTCAATTCATCCTCCGCAAATCTAAAGAACGGTAGCATATGATACACACACTGTTGGCAAGGTTTCAAATCACTATCACTGCATCGGTTTTCTAGAAGTGCATAAATTGCCCTATGTTCGATTGGCTCAGGGCAAATATAATGCGATAAGTTTAGAATGCGAGATGTAATGCACATGGTGCTCGTATCCCAACCCAAGTGCCCCTCTAGCTTCGTCAAACACATTAGAATTCGCTCTTCTGCCATTATTAGTTTTATGATATCCATATTATATCATAAATCGATAAATCAATTTTTCCTAGAATTCGGGTGCATGCTTCTTGAATAAGCACCCCTGCTTCTGCAGGTTCGGAATATCCATAATTATATTCGGGTCCTGTAGCGTGCAATTCTCCATCCATATCTTCACAATACAAAAATTCCGTTTGGGAGAAACGGTTATTCCATTTATAAACTTGCTATGTTGTTTGTTGATACACAATGTCTCTCCGCACATAGCATAAAATAATGCCTTCCAAACCTCAAAAACTTGCTTGTTAATCACCTTAAATGAAAAACAGCCACCAGTCCTGTTCTTCGGGTCCTCCCACATCGGAGTAATACCCGACCGCATAGCAAACAACATCGAATACTTCACAATGTGCTCGGTCAAACTCTCATTGATTAGAATCGTTCGCTCAACAGTGTCAATGTCACCCAGAATGACCTTATAACTAGACAGTTCCCAGTTCTTGTCGTGTGGTAAATGGTAATACAAATCCCATTTACCATGCAGTTTGTGGGTTGGATCCATAGCTTCCCGTATATTATAACTATAGAAATCTTTAAACCCTTTTTTCGTATTCTGTCTTACCAATAATAATATATTCGCCCTTCTTCAGTGTCAACATTTTGATTTTTGAATCCATTATGTCCAATACGTAATTATCGTCAAACACATAATTTTCTGATTGATATTCGAGACAGCGTTGGACAAAACCCGCGGTAAATACTTCGTTTCCGACTAAATACAACGATGAGTCCAAATCGAGCACGATTCGGCTCGACATTTCGGGATGGGTATATTCGACACTCAAGAAATGTTTCCTGGATTTTTCGAGAACAATTCCATAATCGTCTCGGTTCTCATCATATATACGAGAAATAATTGCTCCGTCGTTTACACGCATCATCAGGAGATACTCGCTATTCAGTGTTACTGTAGTATTTTGGAAACTGTTCAGTAACATATTAAATAGTATAATTACATTATCTTGCATCAACGTGGAAATAGGGACAATCAATTCATTTCCATCACAAAATACTGACCAATATGGATATGGGGGTTCGATTCTGCAGCTATAGAAATATCGCTTCAGTTCATACATGAACGTATGTAATCCGGCTACTATGTGTTGAACCAAAACACTATTGTTGTATATGTGAGCCCAGGCCATAGATATGTGTATTTTGATAGATGAATAGATATGCAATAGGAACAATCCAATAGATAACAAGGTGTGATTCATATATATTAATACGGTCATATCTTTTTATCTTATATTTTATAAAATAAGATAAAAAAATATGACCGTATTGTAATAGTAAATGGTGAAAAATGGGCTTTTTATATTCCGGAGGGATTTACGTATAGATGATAATATGGCGCTACACCACGCAACCACGCAGTGTGAAAATGTGTTTACCTGTTTTATATTCACGCCGGAGCAGGTTGGTCCAACCAATACATATAAATCGAACAACGCGGTCCAATTCATGGTAGAGAGTTTAGAAGACCTAGCCGCTGACATTAAGACCGCTGGAGGAGAACTTAGCACATTTTATGGTAAAAATAAGTCGGTTATTCGTGATTTAATTAAGGTTCTCCAAATCGATGCAGTATACTTCAACCGCGATTACACACCATATGCTCTCATTCGTGACGATGAGATTGTCCGGTTGTGTAAGAAGATGGACGTCCAGTGTTCGATGTATCAAGATTATTATTTATATGAACCTGGAACTATAGTGAGTAAATCTGGTAATCCATACAAAGTATTCACGCCTTTTTATGAGACGGTTCTCCCATTACCAGTCGAATCGCCGGTTACCACGAGAAAGTCGGTGCTCAAATCACATGCGTATGGTGCCGTGCATAGTCAGATAAAGTTGGCCGATGCAAGGAGATTGCTTGTGAAGACCAACGATGACGTTTTGGTGCATGGTGGGAGAACCTTGGGTCTCAAGCGATTGCGTTCTATTAAAGAAATCAACAAAACATATGCGGATACGCGAGACCATTTTGCGACAAACACCACGTTGTTATCGGCATACATCAAATTTGGATGTGTGTCGGTGCGCGAAGTCTATAAACAATTTACAGGCGAATTACGTCGACAGCTTATATGGCGCGAGTTTTACGCACATGTTCTCTTCGGATACCCGGAAATGGACCCCAAGAATGCAATTAAGTGGAAGAATAGCCGGTCCAAGTTCGATTTATGGTGTAAGGGTAAGACAGGGTTTCCAATTGTGGATGCGGCCATGCGACAAATGAATACAACGGGTTGGATGCATAATCGCGGACGTTTAGTCGTTTCTAGTTTTTTGGTGAAGGCACTGTTGATTGATTGGCGGTGGGGAGAAAAATACTTTGCTAGGAAACTGGTGGATTATGATGTTGCAAATAACAATGGAAACTGGCAATGGATTTCGGGAACGGGTGTAGACCATATGCCGTATTTTCGCACATTTAGTCCATGGATTCAATCGGAGAAATTCGACAGCGAAGCGGAATATATTAAGCGATGGATTCCTGAATTGGCGGATGTTGCGCCTCGCGATATTTTTAATTGGAAGGTTGCGCATGTGAATTATAAAGATGTGAAATACCCCAAACCGGTAGTGGATTTTAATATTGAGTTTCATGAATTTCTGAAGCAGTACTAATGAAAAATATCTGCGTAGTATATATAAAATGGGCAATGCTTGGTTGAAGTTCATGGCCGAAGAGCGTGCGAGTCCGGAGAACAAGGATGTTCCTATGTTGAAGCTTGCGAGTCACGTGAGACCTAAGTATGATGCTTGGAAGGAGAAGAATGGTTTGAGCACTGACGAGAAGAAAGCTGAGGTTGCAGTTGTAGATGAGGAGAAAGCTGAGGTTCCAGTTGAGGAGAAAATGAAGGTTTACAAAAAGAAGAAGAATAAGACTAACAAAAAAAAGAAGAAGTCGCGTGGTAGGAAATCTCGTGGACGTCGTTATTAGAAAATATTTGCATTTATATATAAATATAATATATAAATGACTTCATTTTTACCAGGGTATGCACAATATGAACATAGTGGTAGAGAACAACTAATACAGAAACCAGAAGAATGTGCACACACTTTGGTAGTAGACCTAGATTTAACTGTGTCAGAACATCATAGCGGTGGCGTTGAATATACTGAAAATAGCCCTATGGATGAACCAAACAAACGGTTTTTTGCGGGAATGGTTGCATGGTTGATTAGTAAGGGAGTAAATGTGTGCATAATAACGCGTGGAATATCAACGCTTGTAATTCCTTGGCTTAAGAAAGTGTTTGAAAAATATGCACAAGGGTTAATAATATCAAGCGGAGAAAATAATAAGGGACAAGTATTCGAAAAAGGACAAGTATCAGTATTTGCACCAACGGAACACGAATTTAATGAATACCCGAGATTTATGAGTTATGTTGATGGATTTTTTAGCGATGATGGTGCATCTAATATTCATTGGGCAAAAAAAAAGGTTGCATATATGAACGACTACTTAAATCAAGTATTTGAAAAAGAGAAAGAGTTGTATAATAAAGAGAGAACAATGAGTGGCAGTGAAGTTACTTTTGAAGATATAGAGAAGGGACAGTTTGTTTTCTTTACAGATGATACACAAGCAAACGTTGATGCAATGAGTGCCGACGGCATTAAATCTATAAAAGCAGTTCCTGGTAAATATGTAAACAATCTGCTTACAATAATCGGCGAATTACCAGAAGAAATAAGAAACACACTACCGACTGGCATTATACCAACAGAGAAAATAATTGGAATAACCGAAGAGAACATTGTCTTATTTCCAGAACTAGGTGAGTTAAAAAATTTGGCACTTAGAAAATCAGTTTATGGAGTTCATTACCCGATACCACCTTATGACACCCAATCGCCTAAGTCTAAAATCAGACCGCCTAGCAAATTTCAAAGAGGAGGTAAATCAAAATCCAAACGTAAAACGAAATCAAAACGCAAATCGAAGCGCAGAACCATTAAAAAAATAATATAACTAAATTCTATACCATGTCCTGCAAATATAGCGAGATTTTCGGTAAGGTCGGCGAGGGCCCACATTCATTCCGTTTATTCAACATTGCAGTAGTTGACGTGATTTTAACAATCATCGGTGCGTTCTTGATTCACCGGTTACTTCTACCACAGTATCAATTCCTGTATGTTCTCGTTGCATTGTTCGCGCTTGGAATTGTATTACACCGTTTTTTCTGTGTAAGGACAACAATCGATAAGATGCTGTTTAGGTAGTTCAATGGTCTAAATAATAATTATATTGGATTATAAGTATTATTTTTATAGACTAATCCATGCATCCAGTGTCTCGTAGTAGTCAGGTTCGTCGCCGAATAACACCACAATATCATTTTTTTTGGTGATATGGCGGAGCGCCTGACCTTTTACACAGTCAGCAATATAATCTTTCTTCAAGAACGCAGAAATACAAAATGCATAGCGAACTGTGAAATTTTCACCGAGTAGAAACTCATACTCCTCGATGAATCCTCTTCCCGCCAGAAGTTTTGTGTCGACGCTGCCCTTCGTGTGCTGGGTTTTCTTCTCGAGAATTTTAAGCACGTACGCGTCTCCGCGCCGAAATAAATATGCCTCATCTGGGTGTCGACACATCGTCTTGTTGAAGAAATGCGCAAAATATTTCTTCAATCCACCCTGCGTAAGATACGTGACGCTTTCATATGGATTTGACTCTTTAATCAGGTAGAATCCGCTTTTGGTATTCGTATTACATCCTGGAATATGTTTACGAACGAAACCGGACGATAGAAGCCGAGACTCATTATTGGTAGTTTGTTCGAACGTTTTGCCGTTCAAATTTGTATTTGCTCCGCCCGCTCCTGTTCCCTGATTATGGACGTTAGACATGTTGGATTGGATTGTTATAAATAGGCAATGCGGACGTGATGTTCAATTTTTCTGTGTAAGGACAACAATCGATAAGATGCTGTTTAGGTAACCCTCTCTGATAGTATATGCTAGAATTGCAGTCCAATACATATATGGACTCTTTATTTCACATTTTGTTTATATAAATACACAAAATATACTGGCTAAATCATTTTGGAACCTGCAAAATGCCATAAGGCAATCGACACTAAACTACCTACAATAAATCCGTTTCCGGCAGATTTCAACGTTTTTCCAAACGCATAATAAAACAGAACTGGACCAATTACATAAGATAAAAGAATGTAAAACACCATAATACCAATAAACGTAGATAATTCGGGGTTCATTATAAATTAGCAATATATTATATTTTACACAGGTTCCTTAAGTCCGAGGCGGGGATCGAACCCACAATCTCCCGATTAGAAGTCGGACGCGATATCCATTTCGCCACACGGACAGTAGGGGGCGAAGCCCCCCTACGACCCCCTTACGGGTTCCCCTATGACCCCTCACTTACAAGGTTTTATAACGCAAAAAACCCTCCCGATTAAGGGAGGGTTTTTGGCTTTACCTTTGGAAAAAGACCCAACCGGGATTCGAACCCAGGTTAACGGATTCAAAGACCGCTGTGATAACCACTACACTATTGGGTCGAAAAACCCCAATCCCTCTTGCGTAGAGGAAATTGGGGCGGCGAATTTCTCCAACGAAATTCGGTTCAGGCTTGCCGGAATCGAACCAGCGGCTGTTTGATGTTTGTTTTCCACTACAGTCAAACGCTCTACCAACTGAGCTAAAGCCTGCATTGCGTAAATCCAATTTCACGCGCAATCGCGACTGGTTCTGCCCCAGTTATTTCTTGCTATTTTGCAAGACGTGATACTATTTCACTACGCGACCAAAAATTCCAACCGACTGGAATGTGATAACTCTGGGAGGTCTCGATCCTCCGTCCTTTGGGTTATGAATCCAACACGCTACCGCTGCGCCACAGAGTTCCAACCACGACTGGTTCTGCCCCAGTTATTTCTTGCTATTTTGCAAGATGTGATACTACACGACTAAAGATATTGTTCTTTCGGGCTGCTTTTTTGAGCTTAAAAGTGCTTTTAAAAGGGTTCGCTGTGAGCAACCGAACAATGCGTGAGTGCCTGGTTATTGAGAGCGGGGAGTCGATCCCGCGACTTTGACCTTTTGGTCATGCTTTATCCATCTAAGCTATCTATCTAACCATTCCTTTTGCTCCTTGAGCTGCTTCCCCCTCCAAACGTTCCTAACAGGGATCGAACCTGTGACCTTGCGATTAACAGTCGCACGCTGCTGCCGGCTGAGCTATAGAAACCTTAATTGCTCCATGAGCTGTATCACCCTCCTGTTTCCAATGTTGGGACTCGAACCCAAGTTTTAGAGTTGAGAACTCCACGTCATAACCGCCTAGACCACATCAGACTTGTTCTTTTGCTCCACGAGCTGTATCTCACACTACATTCCCATGAGGGAGGGGTGCGGGGAACCGTCGGTTCCCTGTTTCCGATGTCGGGACTCGAACCCGAGTCAGAGACTTGAAAGATCCCTGTCATAACCACCTAGACCACATCAGACTTGTTTTTGCTCCATGAGCTGCATCCTCCCTCCAGTTTTGATGTTCGGGCTCCAACCGAAATTTAGGGATAAGTTTGGTCCTCTCGTTTTAGATTTAAACCAACGAAGAATTTAATCCGCTCTGCGGATTCACATTCTTCGTGGTCAATGACCGATAAAGAGATAAATCCTAGCCCCGAAGGGGCGGATTTAAATCTTCAGCGGTTTAAACTACATCAAAGTATGCTCCACAAGCTGCTCCGTTCTACTGGAGGGATTCGAACCCACATTTATGCGGCCTGAGTGGCCCATAATACTTAACCCATTAGTATCACAGTAGATAATAGGTCTCATCCGGAATCGAACCAGAATATCTTGTGTCAGAAACAAGTATGCTACCATTACATCATGAGACCAAATGCTCCACAAGCTGCTCCTAATGCCGATAAGGAATAAATCATATTGTTTGTTCATTCTCAAATCAGGCGAATATAAATTGTTAATCAATCTATATCCAATTTGCTCCGTGAGCTGTATCCCCCTCCGGTTCTATCGACGGGATTCGAGACCCAGTATTTTCATACATATATTTGTATGATTGCTTACTTAACAGACAATAGAGTTTTTTGCTCCTTGAGCTGTTGCCGTTGCTACACAAGCTGCTCCCTCTACCGACGGGATTCGAGACCCAGTATTTTCATACATATATTTGTATGATTGCTTACTTAGCACACAATAGAGTTTTGCTCCTTGAGCTGTATCCCCCTCCGTTTTGACGCTGGGAATCGAACCCGAGGTTGAAGTCTAACGCGACTTAGTTCTAACCACTAAACTACATCAAAGTATGCTCCACAAGCTGCTCCGAATGCCGATAAGGAATAAATCATATTGTTTGTTCATTCTCAAATCAGGCGAATAAATCAATCTATATCCAATTTGCTCCACAAGCTGCTCCTAATGTCCATTGGGAGACTTGAACTCCCGACCCTCAGCTCATAAGACTGATGCTCTGACCAAACTGAGCTAAACGGACGAAATTCCTTACCATAAAGGCAGTTGTGTTTTAACAACTGGGAAACACTTACCAAAAAATTGGCTCCACTTTTCCCAAAGATGGATGATAGTTGAGGTGGGGTTCGAACCCACGAAGCTAACGCAGCAGATCTTAAGTCTGCCCCCTTTAACCACTCGGGCACTCAACTGGGTGCAACTTTTTGGAAAAAGTTGACGAAAACGCATTACAAATCTATCTACTATTAAAATTATGTTTCATATTATCAGAACGAGATATCCATTCAAGATTATCAACGTTATTGTTAGTCTTGTCAAAATCTATGTGATTTACTTCAAGATAATTATTTGGATTATCTATGAACAGTAAAGCGACAAGTCTATGTATACTAAATGATTTTCGAGTTTCTTCGCCACATAAGCTGATTACCATATATCCATTTTCATGTTTGGCGGCAACTAAATACTTGTTTCGTTGCGAATTGTAAACTTTACCATCGTTTGTTATGATATAGTTTGGATATCCAGCCATTGTTTTACCTTCTGGCGACGGTTGTCTCGTTGGTATATAACTGGTATATTTCCAAATATATCCTCCTCCTGTTTTTTTAACTCCTCTACATACGTTTGAAATATGCCCATTAGAAATCCCTGTTTCTTTTTCGGCATCAAGCAACGAATCGTATTCTTTTATAAAGACATTTGATAATGTGTATTGAGATACGCCAATTCTGATTGGTTTGTGTAGATTCAATCGATATGCGTGCTTAACATTTTCCGATTGTGAAACCCATTCAAGATTTTCTACATTGTTATTAGTCTTAATGCCGTCTTTGTGATTTACGACATAAGTTTCGTTGGGACACACCATAAAATGCGTGGCTACAAGACGATGTGCGAATGCAGTCGTCGTTTTATTACTTATACGCAATCCTATCGCCAAATAGCCACCATTTAATGTTGGTTTTAATATTCGCTTCGTTGTTGTGTTTTTAATCTGACCATAATTTGAGATTTCGTAATTTGTAGCATTTTCAATGACCTTCCATTCTTCTTCTGTGGTGGTCATTTATACTTTTTATTTATGAAATTAATTTTGTAAATCAATTTTCTATAAATATAAAAAATGGTTCGAACCATATTTGTTTGTTTTTGCTCCGTGAGCTGTATCACCATCCGAATACCGGTGACGGGGATCGAACCCGCGGCCATTTTATTAAAAGTAAAATGCTCTGCCTCTGAGCTACACCGGTGTATACCATACACAAATCTCAATTTCCCGTTTATAAAAGCACCTTGTTTTCTTGAAGTGGGCCTCCCCACCTACTTATCTATACGACTTCTTCTTTATATCGATTTCAAAAATATTATTTATTATGCTGTCGTGTCGAGCTCGATACAAGACGGACTTGTGTTTGCAATAAAAAATATGTTATTTACAGAATTAATTTTTATGTTTATTTTTTTTACTCGTATATTATCTTCTTCGACGCCGACTTTGTTGGGTTTCCAAACACATCCGCCAACACCACCTCATCACCAATCTTCTGGAAATATGCACAGTCCTGCTGCAAATAATACAATCCAGTGTCCGCTTCGAGTAGTATATACATATAGACAGTTTCAATCTCTTCCGGGCCAACAAAGCAATTATCGAGAGTTATCTCGATTCTCTCGCTGAGGTGTGTACGATATAAGGTAGTCCAATCACCGGGTTGCTGATATATTGCGATTCCCGTGACTCCTGTGTTTATCTTCCAGGTTCCGAATGGCTTGCGTTCAGAGAATATGGTGCCATCATCAAAGAAGTAAACTGCCTGCTCACGACCAGTCTTCCAATCCTTCCACGACCAAGCGCCGTCGAGATGGTCGTTATTATGAACCAGGAGTTTCTTAGTCAATAGAGCGCTCGCCAGGTTGATTTGCAATTTACTGGTATTTATTACTTCTGTCTTAGAACATCCATTTGGCAACACGCGGCAACAATGGTCGTGGCATAGTTCAAACAGAATGGACGGCGAGGGCTTGACCATTCCGTCTAAGTCGGACGGCTTCGGCACCTGGCGACAACACTTAGTCTCAGTCTCAGACTCAATCTCTTCGGGTCCGTCGCTCTCCATACAGTTGCATCCGTAAGTCCAAAACAAACCGCTGTCCGAATCTACCTTTACTGGGGTCATTATGCCATGACACTCCCCACACAACGGCAGACGTTCGATAACGTTGCCCAACTTCCCCATGTAGTATTCTCCAATGTAGACGTTGTTGTTGGGAGAGAGTTGTTCCCAAAGAATGCGCTGCTTAGCCTCGCCTAGTCTCCAAGTTTCCTTACCGTCTAAAACTGTAGTGAATGTATCCTTTCCAATGGACAGGAGCGACATAAGTAGCTCCGATGGTATACAGAACGCATCATTTATGTTCGCGAAGTGCATCTCCAGCTCAGCGAAATCGCCAACTGAACCCATGCGAATCTCAAGACTCGGTGTGAAGTGTCCTGCCTCGAGCCACTTACGCATGACCTTCCCGTCCCAAGGTCCCTGAATGTCACCCAGATGACTATAATACCACTGGGCTCCGTCGTCGAGCGCCTTGCGCTTATCTACCTGCCACTTGATGGGCTCAGGCTTCTTAATCTTACCAAAATATTCCGGTTTGGTCTCCGGTGTGAACTGAATCGTCTTTGTCTTAGTTTTGGCCTCCATCTTGTTAGTTGTTAAATCGTTGTTTTCGTGAATTTATTACAGTTAAGTTGAAAAAACGTGAATCAATTTTTACTACATTTTGTGTTGAAATTCTTTAATTTTTCAAATGTCGAGAGAAATCACATTCTTATCCGACCGATTACGACGTCTGGCGGACTTCTTCGGCATATTTGTTCCGTTAATATCGTTCAAACTACTCAGACTAACTAAGGAGTCATCGTCGTTCGAAATATTGACATTCTTCGTCTTGAGTCCCGATAGGATATTATCGATGTCCATGTTGCGCGGTCCAGTCATCTCGGGTCTAGTTGACCTGGGCTGAGTCTCCGCGGCAGTGTTGCTAATATCGATTCCTTGCTCACGGAACATAGCGCCACGCCCCGCGTCAATGTCCGGACGGTTCTGGGTGAATTGCATACCGGGCCTTGCGCTAGCCGGTGGCGGTGCGAAATTACGCGTCTCCACAGGCGCAGGTGGCGGGCGATTCATGGTCGTCGGCTTATTACTATTGAGTAGCTCGCTCGCAAACGCCATACCGGGCGCGGTCTGCTTCATCGAATCAACCGTTGCATTGGTAAACATACGCATAAGTTCAGGCGACTGCTTGATAACATCATTGAATCCAGGTGCAGCAGTCGAGAGTGCCTTATTACTGAAATGGATAACACTCGCACTGAATCCGAGACGCATCAATAGACTCAGCTCCGGACTCATCTTACCACCCTTGTATTTCTCATGGAGCTGCTCGAAAATCTCGTCATAACTATCAATATCCTCACTAATGGACTCGCCCCAGCCATCGAGCGAGATACCGAATGGGTCAAACATAGCATTACCGTATTCGATGGTGTTGATGGCGGTGATTAACCAGTTCTGCTGAATTTTAATTGCATCGCGCTTACGCTTATCCTCGAGCGCCCCCTCATACTCGTCCTCCACCTCCTCGTAAGTAGATTCCATATTGAAATGGGAAATATTCTTCACAAGACCCTTCTCGTGCCACTGCTCCAAACTCTTAATCATAACGCGCTTCTTCCTACGCTTTTCGCGCTCGTTCAAATTCGCACCAGCACTACCACCACCACCTCCCAGAGGAACCTCATTCAACTTGGAGAACCCATCCCAAGTCTTCGTATTACCGATGCTATCCACAGTAGCTCCGCCCAATTTTGAATCATTTGCATCCGCCGAAGTGTCATTTTTACCAAATCCAAAATAACCACCGCCAATCGATTTATTTGAAGGCGCAGGAGGAGGAGCGGGTGCAGGAGTCATATTCATACCCGAAAGCTCGTTTAGTTCGTTCTCTAAATTGTCAAGTTCTCCTAAATCGATTCTAGTAGACGATGACGAACTCTTGTTTTTATCATTCATAAGAAGCTCGATTCCGCCACCGAAATTAGTCTGTCTAGTTTCCCCGATATTCATTGTAATCGAGTCTAAGCTGCCTAAATCAATGACTTCCATTTTATTATTATTATTATACATAAATTATGTTTAAGTTCTACGCAGAGGAAATAATATTTTCACGTTTCATCCAATGAATCCCTTGTAGAAAACAGTCCGCCAAGTCGTCCTTCTTTTTTGTTTCTAGTATATGTTTCCAATCGGCATACCGCTCTGTTTCCAAGAACCGCGAACAATAGAAAACTGCATCCTTTTTATGTTGTTTATATTCGGAATCTAGGTTCTCATTCTGCTTCTCGAACCCTTTCAGTTTACCAGCAGATGATAGGAACTCGATATTTATGTTATCATGTCGCATTATAAAATACTGCGCCAACATTCCTTGGATTGTCTTCATTCTCGTTGCAATCGGCGAAATCTGGTTCTCACAATCACA